ATATATTTGTTGCCCAAAATAAATCAATCATGATAAAGTACAGTAAAAAAGAAGAAGTTGAGAAAAGACTCATTAACAACTTCAGAAAGACATTTTATAGAAGACTAGGGTATTATCCTATAGTGAGCACACAAGTAATTCAAAATGATTCTGTTATAAGTATCATGAGTTTGAACGAACTTGAACAGCATTTTGCCTACCGTTTTCCTTATAAGTTTGGTAAACACCACAACTTAAGAAGTAAAGGTAGATATAGAGAACTTGTAGATTTGAGAATTATATTCACTCAGATGGCAAGGACAATGAATTATACATATTATGACATAGGACAGTATCTTGGTGGTAAGCATCACACTACTATTTTAAATTATGCAGTGCTATTCAGAAATTTGATGGAAACATCTGAAGCATTTAGAGAATTGTATACTACTATTTTTAACCACATAAAAGAAAAAACAAAACATGAGTCATCAAATCTGGAATCCCTTAATCAAACACAATGTGAGCCCCAATCAGATTTATTTTCTTGATTGCTGCAGAGATAAAATTAGACCTAGTGGTATTGTAAACTATGAAGGAGAATTTTTGATCTGTCAAATGAAAGACTTAATCAGTTCTGAAGGAATACTTCTTCCTAAAGGACTATTGGTTTTACAAGAATGGGAAACATTCTTGGTAAAAACTAAGAAGAAAGTAGCTACAGATGTGTTAGGACCTGATGCTATAGAAAATGTAAAGAAGTATAGGGAAATGTTTCCTACAGGAAGATTTCCTTCTAAAGCATTAGCTAGACAAAATCCAGAAGATTTAAAAAAGAAATTCATTTGGTTTTTTCAAACCTATCCTGAATACACATGGGAACTTGTACATGATGCCACTCATTATTATCTTCATGTAAAAGAGTTAGCAGACTATCAGTTTGCTGTAACAAGCAGTTATTTTATAAGCAAAACAGATAGATATACTAAAGAAGTGACATCTGCATTAGCAGACTATTGTCAGGAATTACTTGATAATCCTGATTTAAAAAACCATTAATATGACAAAATATGAAAAGATATTACACAGATTTATAATCAGTATACTATTTTCTATAGCTAGTTGGTTTATCATCAACAACTTAATTGTAAGTGTTAGCTTTTGGAAATATCTTATTATAGAAATTTTATTATTAGTAATGTTGAAATTGAATACAATGTTAACTAAAAAACTTAGTTTATGGACCCTATAAAAAAGCCTTTTGGGGCTAGAAAGTATTCAGAAATACTTAAAGAAGGATTAAAATATATAGATGACAGAAGAAAAGGAAGAATAAAGTCTTTCAAAACTCCATGGCTTGGAATAAATAAAGCAGGGGTGGGAGGACTGGAGTGGGGATCTATGCTCACTATAGGTGCCAGACCAGGTTCTGGTAAAACCTTAGTTGTAAATCAGATTCTTAGAGAAGCTCATAAGAATAATTCCTCTCAGGATTTTAATATTCTAGACTTCCAGTTTGAGATGGGAGGTAAACAATCTGCAGCTAGAGCTTTTGCTGCTGAGACAGCTTTGGATTATAACATAGTTCTTTCTACAGATAGGCAGTTAGATGATTATTCTTATGCAATGATGGACCAACACGTAAAAGAAACAGAAGCTTTTGAGGCTGTGGGTATAAATAGAGAAGTGATAACAGAACCTCTAAGTCATGATGGAATCAAAAAAGCTATAGAACATTATTATGTTGCTATGGGAGGTAAACCTATGGTGGTAACTATAGATCATAGTTGGCTTATTAAAAGAATGCCGGATGAGAAAGAAAAGATTACCACCCTGTATAACACTGTAGAAATGTTGATGCAACTCAAAAACAAATATCCTATTATTATAATCATGATCACCCAGCTCAACCGGGGGATGGAAGATTATACAAGAAAAGAACCAGGTAAAATTGCAAACTATCCAACCAGTACAGATATATTTGGTGGTGATGCTCTAATGCAGGGATCTGACATGGTGTTAGCTCTTAGTAGACCATTCACTCTTAACATTCCCTTGTACGGGGACAAAGCATATCTTGTAAAAAGTGATGATATATTTGTTCATCTTCTTAAAGTGAGAAATGGTGGAGACAACCATCCTATTCTGTTTATGAAAGCAGAATTTAATAAACAAAGAATGATAGAAGTGTCAGAACCACAGGCCACAAGTAGTGGTAGTAAAACTGCTGGAGCTGGATACACTAGACTATCACAAAGACCTGCAACACCGTCCACACCAATATCTGGAGATATAGATGTAGATGATATTTAATAATAATTAAAACAAACAAACATGGCAGAAAACCAGACATTTGATTTAAAAGAATGGAAGAAACAAAAGCTAGATGCTATTCGTAACTTTCATATGGGGTTAATCAATGACCTTGGAATTAGTCCATTAGATTTCAACATGAAGAAAGCCTTCTATGATAAGCAAGGTAGAGAAGTTGTTGGAATCTTTGGTTCAGAATTCCGAAAAGACAAAGGCTTTTTCTTTGAGCTAATCAGTAGTGATCTTGATCCTATTGATGCAGAAAGAAAAGTTTATAGAGTACCACCAAACGCTTGTTTTGAAGAAGAGTATGAACTAAATCCTAAGAATTCATACAATGTTCCTTTAGAAGAGTTAAGAGTGGTAAATCCTTACTCAGCAGCTATTAGCAAGGGTGCTGCTATAGATATTATGGAAAAAAAAGTAGAAGAAAAAACACCAAAATTCCATAAAATTTCAGTACCTTTGGAGGAAGATGCACCGTATAGTGAGATGACAATTAGAGACTTCTATGCTATGCAATCAGGTAAACCAGTTAGTTTAAAAGGCTGGCTTAACAACTTAATCAAATCTTCAACATAACATGGCACAGAGTATTTTAGTAATTGCCGAATCAGGTAGTGGTAAGTCTACAAGTATAGAAAACTTAGACCCCAAAGAAACCTTTATCATTAATGTGGCTAACAAGCCCTTACCGTTCAAAGGTTGGAAAAAAAAGTATACCATCTGGAGTAAAGACAACCCCACTGGTAATATGTATGACAAATCCACAGTACCTAACATTGAAGCTTGTATTAAATATGTCAATGACAAAAGACCTGATATAAAGGTGTTAGTCATTGATGATTTTCAGTACATGAGTTCATTTGAATTCTTTGAAAGAGTTGATGAAAAAGGTTATGAAAAGTTCACACAGATCGGGGCAGGATTAGCACGTATAGCTAGAATGCCAAAGGATTTACGAGATGATCTTCAAATCTATTTCTTAACACATGCAGAAGAATCTTCAGATTTAGAAGGAAAGAAACGTTACAAAGCCAAGACTATTGGTAGAATGGTGGATGAAAAACTTACATTAGAAGGTTTATTCTCTGTTGTACTATTTGGTAAGGTGAAGAAGGACAAAGATGGTACTATCCGTCACGTGTTTGAAACACAGAACAACGGAGAGAATACATGTAAAAGTCCTAAAGGAATGTTTCCTACCTTTGAGATTGTAAATGATCTTGAATATGTAAGACAAGCAATTATTGACTACGAGAATTAATCATTATTTAAAAACAAAACAGTATGTTTAACACAAAAGGACAAGAAATCAAAACAGGAGGAGGGACTCCTAAATCGTTACAACCAGGAGTTGTAAAAGCACACATCTTTAGTTCATCAGTTAGAACTGCAAAAAGTGGTAAAAAATCTTTAGAACTAATCTTAGAAGGTCCTGCATCTGAAGGATTTGAAGGTTGGGCTATAGATAAAAACAATCCAGAAGGACCAAAGTTTAAAGGTCAGTCTTCTAGAGTGAGTGCCACCATCTATTCTGATCAATATGATTCAGATAGCCCAGCTAAAAATGAAATCATTTACAAATTATTATTTATTGCCTCTGAACTTGGGTTGAGAGATGATGCTGATAATGTAAGTGCTAACAGCATTGAAGAATGGGTTGAGAAAGTAACTGAAATTATTAAAGATCATGATCTTTATTTCTTCTTGAAAGGCACTGAAGAAGAGTATAATGGTAAAACTATTGTAAAATTATCTTTACCAAGATACAAGTTTGTTTCAGTGGATACAACAGGATTGGATAAGTTTGATAAAAACAATCAATACCATTACAAAGCCATTACAACCAAAACGGTTAGTGGTTTTGAACCTGCTGTTGATGATTTTGATATGTAGTATTTTGTTTTTTTAATTGTCGGGGGGATGTTTCTACATTCCCCCTTATTTTTGCATAAAATTTTGGAATATGTTTAATACAAAGAATCTAGTACACGATGTAAAAGATGTTCCATCAAGTTGGATATTTGAACATTTCTGTGTACTTAAAGAAAAACTAACAGGACAAGATGTAAAGTTTAAATCTATATTTAATCCTGGGGAACGTACACCTAGTATGTGTATATATTTTGATGGTAAAGTTTATAAGTTTAAAGATTTCTCTACAGGTAAGGGAGGTGATGCTATACATTTTATAAAAGAAATGACACATCTAACATTTCATAAAACTTGTCAGCTTATTGTAGAAACTTACAATGATTATGTTCTGCATAACAATGGAGGATACGACATAGAAAAGTTTCAAAAAGCTTCTAAGTATAAAGTTACTAGCCATGTAGTTAGAAGCTGGACCACACAGGATCAATATTTCTGGACACAGTTTAATATTGGATCTAAACTACTTGAGGCTCACAATGTGAGACCACTAGAAAGTTATTGTATGACCAAGGACGATAATGAACTTTGTATCAAAGGACTGTATCTATATGGTTATTTCAAAGAAGATGGTACCCTGTATAAAATCTATCAACCAAAGACATTAGACAAGAAGTTTATCAAAGCTGAAAGTTACATCCAGGGGTGGGAACAATTACAAAATCGTAAGCACTTAGTAATTACATCTAGTCTTAAAGATGTGATGTCTATTAAATCTTTAAAGCTTAATGTAGATGTTATAGCACCTGATAGTGAGAACACTATGATCAAGAAATCTGTAATGGAAGAACTTAGAAATAAGTATTCTAAAATTATTGTAATGTTTGATTATGATGATGCAGGTGTGGAAGCTATGAAAAAGTACAAAGAAGAATATCCCTTTATAGAAATTACAGTGCTTCCTATGAGTAAAGATCCATCGGATAGCATAAAAGATTATGGAGCTAAAGAGGTTAGAAACAGATTAGTTCCTATCTTAGCTAAAAAATTAAATGATGAGAAAGAAAATAGCTAAACCTAGAAAAGGGGCAGCACCAAAAACTAGGAATGCTGGTACTATGACAGAATCAGCCTTCTGGAGTTTTATTAGAAGTGCACTAAGACAGAAGTCTAGATGGTGGAAACCTATATCCCAAGCTAAAGCAAAAGTTAAAAGGGCTTATAAGGGTCCACTTAAAAGACAGAAGTTTGAGTATCAGTGTGCAGAGTGTTTGAATTGGTATCCTGACAAGAAGATCAATGTAGACCACATTATACCTGCGGGTACATTAAGGTGTGCCAATGACCTCCCAGGCTTTGTAGAAAGATTATTCTGTGAGATAGACAATCTACAATGTTTATGTAGTGACTGCCATAATAAAAAGACACAATCTGAAAAAGCAAAATGACATCTGATTTAGAACTGATTGAAGCATATAAGAAAGGAAATGAACAAGCCTTTGAAATACTTTACAAAAAGTATAAAAAGCTTGTACTTTCTATTATACGAGAATCTACTAAAGAAGTTCAAATAGCTAAAGATTATAATCAGGAAATATGGATTAATGTTACTACAAATATTGATAAGTTTATAGATGGTAGTTTTGTATCTTGGTTACGCACTGTTGCTAAAAACTATTGTATTGATAGACACAGAAGAGCCACTAGTTCTAGAACTATTAAAGAAGAGTTAACTGATGACTTTTTATATTTAAGTGATGAATATCAAACTGAAGATGATGATATAGAAAAAGAATTAACTATCATGAGTGATGGTTTTAAATTTCTAACAGAACTTCAGAAAAAGATATTAGTTTTTAGAATGAATGGTCTTGCTTTTATTGACATAGCTAATAAGCTCAATCTTCCTTTAACCAATGTGTTATCAAATAGTAGATATTTAACTATCAAACTCAGAAGACATTTTGTTAATTCAGGATACACCTTTAATGAAAAACTACCAATAAAAACAAAAAAAACACAAGATGAAAAGTCCAAAAAGTAAACAAGACCTTATAGAAACAGTGTATAAACAAATAGAATTAGATATTCACTGTGGTGAAATGGAAGCTATAGAAGAACTGCTTACATTTCTACCTATAGTAAATCTAATAGAATATTTACCAGAAGAAGACTGGAAACAATTTAAACACTTAAGAGATGCCGGAACTACATGAGACCCTAATGGGTAGAAAACTTATAGAAGGTACGTTACCAGAAATAGCTTTACAATTAAAACGTATAGCTGACAGTATGGATAAAGAGAACAAAACAAAGTATGCAAACTTATCAACAGCTATGGCCGTATTTATAGAAGGTCATCCAGATGATAAAGATTTAGGAAAACAAATAAGACAACTATATGGAAAGTAATGAATTAAAAAGTCAGGACAAATTAACTAGTGAAGTTAATCAAGACAAAATAAATGTCCATCAACTTATAGAATTCTTAGAGTATGAAGAAGCATACACTGAAGACAGACAAACCAAAACAAGAATTACATTATTATTAAAACAATTAGGAATATGGAGTTAGAAGATTTGATGGAAGAGTCCATAAAAGTTATGGAATCAGAATTTTATAAAAAGAAGTTTTACTTCAGTTACAGCAGCCTTAATAAATTAATGTGGAACCCAGTGGTGTTTCATCAAATGTATGTACTTGGTATCAAAGAAGAAAAGACAGATGCTCATCTTGTACAAGGTAAACTTATACATGGATTGTTATTAGAACCAGAAAAGTTTAATGAACAATTTATAGTGAGTCCTGATAATCTCCCAACTGGTAATACACGTACAGTGGTGGATAGAATATATCATCATCATGTAGAGCTTGCTAAGAACGGAGATGAAAGAACAATGCTTTCAGAATTTATGGATGCTATTATAGATGTTCTTAAAGATATGAATGTTCATCAAAGTTTAGTTGATGATAAGAAAACTGGAGTTACAGGAGATCAAAAAAGATTAGATAAAATACTTACAACAGAAGCTGAAAACTATTGGAACTTTCTTAGAGCTAAAGGAAATAAAACTCTTATTGATCAACAAACTTATGATTATTGTAATACAGCTGTAGAGATTATCAAAACTAATAAAAAAGTTTGTGAGCTTATTGGATGTAACACCAATGATTTTGATAGTAGAGTTATAGCCAATGAGCTTCCTATACAAGTTGATGTTCCAGGAAGAGCATTTGGTCTTAAGGGAATCATTGATAATTTAATAGTTGATAAAGACAAAAAAATTATCTATATTAATGATGTAAA